GGATACCTTGAGCCGTCTAGACGGTGGGATAGACCACAAAAAATGGCCAAAAAAATTTCAGATCTGAGAAACGTAAATCAATATCATTCTTAGAAATGGCACAACAAAACTCAACACTGACCACTAATATAACCGCACCCGGTCAGTCGAACTCAACTGGAGACAAGAGGGCACTATACCTTAAATTGTTTTCCGGGGAAATGTTCAAAGGCTTCCAAAGGAACACGATAGCACGTGACCTTATTATGAAGAGAACACTTACAAATGGTAAGTCACTTCAGTTCATCTTCACAGGAAGAACAACAGCCGAGTACCATACACCCGGCAACAGCATACTAGGTAACTCCGATGGAGCACCTCCAGTAGCTGAAAAGACAGTGACTGTTGACGATCTATTGATCTCCAGTGCATTTGTCTACGAACTTGACGAGACACTTGCTCACTACGATTTACGTGGTGAAATTTCTCGTAAGATCGGATACGCTCTTGCAGAGCAGTATGACAGAAAGATCTTCAGAGCAATCACAAAGGCTGCAAGACAGGCTTCTCCAATTACAAAGTCTAACTTCAAAGAGCCCGGTGGAACACAGATTCGTGTAACAGGAACCGCAACTAACGGTGCTGCTGCATACGAGCCTGCTGCTCTAATCAATGCTTTCTACGATGCAGCTGCTGCACTTGACGAGAAGGGAGTAGGACAAGAGGGTAGAGTAGCTGTACTTAACCCAAGACAGTACTATGAACTTATCCAAGGCGTAGAAACAAACGGTTTAATCAACCGTAACGAGAGAGGAGATGCGTTACAATCAGGTAACGGAATCATTGAAATAGCTGGTATCACCATCTACAAGTCAATGAACATCCCATTCTTCGGTAGATTCGGTACTAAGTTTGGTACAGCATCTGCTACAAACCCCGGTGTTACAGACCCCGGAGCAACTGGTGACTTCGTAGAAGTTGCTATGGCTGATGAGACTGCTGGCTCTTCAACAACAAAGACTGTTAACAACTATGGTAACGGTACTTCTGCGTTTGAAAACAGCTGTGGACTTATCTTCCAGAAAGAAGCTGCTGCTTGCGTTGAAGCAATCGGCCCACAAGTTCAGACAACAAGCGGAGACATCTCAGTGGTTTACCAAGGTGATGTAATCTTAGGTCGTCTAGCTATGGGTGCAGATGCACTTAACCCTGCTGCTGCTGTTGAGCTCGTAGCTGGTGTGGCAACAAGCCGCAACTCAGATGGCGAGGCAACAACTGTTGGAAACGCTGCTTTCTAACTTACACTTTATACGGAGGCTTCGGCCTCCTTTTTTTTATTTATGGCTTCCACAACTATTGATCTCGATACCGAACTATCCGCAGTAAACAGTATACTGGGGGCTATCGGACAAGCACCATTGACTACTCTTAATTTTGATAATCCAGAAGTAGCAATAATTTATAATCTACTCCGTGATGCTAACGTAGACACGCAAGCAGAGGGGTGGCATTTTAACACAGAAAAACATGTAAAGTTTGCAATAGACGCTAATGGTAAAATAGCTATTGGCAATGATATACTGTCTATGGATTTACATGATAATCAAGCCCGCCGTACTCATAACCTTGTACGTCGTAATGGGTTTTTATATGACAAGCAAGATCATACAGATGTATTTACAGCTGACCTAGATCTTGATGTTGTCAGACTATATAACTTTGAAGATTTACCAGTCATCTTCAGAAGATACATAACATACAGAGCATCTAGAGTTGCTGCTACAAAGCTAGTTGCAAACCCACAGTTGGTAAAACTACTAGCTCAACAAGAAGCACTTGCAAGAGCTGCTCTCATGGAGTATGAGTGCAATCAGGGCGACCATAGTATGTTTGGATTTGAAGATGATACTGCATATCAAACCTATCAACCTTGGAGAAACCTTAGAAGATAATGGCAAGTATCACACAAACTATCCCTCAATACTCACTAGGAATGTCAGAACAGCCTGACCAGCTAAAGTTTCCCGGTCAGGTAACAGAGGTAACAAATGCAATACCAGACCTAACTAGAGGTTTGTTCAAAAGACCGGGTGCTAAACGTATAGGGACTGACGCACTATCGAGTGTACAGAGTGGAGGTTCGTGGTTCCATTACTTTCGTGATGAGACAGAAGGATCTTACATTGGGCAAGTAGCTGCTGATGGTCAGGTACGTGTATGGCGTTGTACAGATGGTCAACTTATGACTACAGCTTACGGTACAGGTGGGCAGACAGCTATACAAAACTATCTAGCTACAAGCACACCAGAAAACTTACAGTTCTTAACAATCAATGATACGACTTTTGTTACCAACCGTGATACTACTAATGCTAACACTCTCGTTGGGACAACGGGAACTACAGATACTACACCAGATGCTCATTTCGGGATCATAGAATTATTACGTACAGAAAACGGTAGGCAGTATGGTGTCAATATTAACTCTAGCACAGCTGTTACTACATTAACACGTGCGACTAAAATAAAAATTACTGACCATGACTTTGATGAAAGTGATGGATCAGGTCACTGCCCCGGTATAGGCACAGAAGTTTATGCTGTTACAGCTAAAAGTAGCTATACTGCATCAGAGAATATAACAAATGTAAAGAATAGTGGTGGGACTGTACTAACATCTGGTAAAAAAAATCTAATATTTAGAGTTACAGCCCTAGGTCAACAAGGTGTAAGTCCTAACTATAGTGCTAGCCAAAATGGCCCCGGTGGTAATAACTACAGATGTAGCTACAATCTAGAAGCTGTACTACTACATGGTGGTGAAGGCTGGGCTGTTGGTGATGTAGTTCGAGTTGTGCCAGAACACGCTGATGAAGCAAATTCCTCTGATGGGCAAGCTTATGTAGATGTAACTGTAACAGAAATAGAATCTACTGATATTAATGCTACCGTATCTTCTAACGGTGATGGACTCATACGCCCCTCTCCTACCCCTTTTGATGCTGATACAGCAGTAACAGCTGATACTATTATTGGTGGTATTTTAGCAGATCTACCATCAGGTATTACAGGTAAGCAAATAGGTACAGTTATATATCTATCCAGCTCTAGTGCATTTAATGTAGATGTTGTTGAAAATGATTTGATGCGATGCTTTCAAGCCTCTGTAAATGATGTACAAAATCTACCTAACCAATGTAAACATGGTTATATTGTAAAGATTGCTAACTCTAGAATGGCACAAGAAGATGACTACTATCTTCGTTTTGATGGTCAGAATGATAAAGACGGTGTAGGATCTTGGTCTGAGTGTGCTAAACCCGGTATACCTAAATCTTTGACTAATATGCCATTGGTCATACAAAGAACAGCTACAACTACATTTACTGTTAAACAATTCACTTATGCCGATAGAGAGGTAGGTGATGAACTAACTAATCCATTACCATCTTTTGTAGGTGGACGTATAAATAAAGTGCTATTTCATCGTAATAGATTAGCACTACTATCAGGTGAAAATCTCATAACATCACGACCCGGTACAGTAGGAACTCCTGACTTTTTCATAGAGTCAGCTCTGAGTGTATCAGCTAGTGACCCTATTGATATATCTGCATCCTCTATGTTTCCGTCAGAATTATTTGATGGCATAGAAACAAATGTTGGTTTGATAGTATTTAGTACAAATCAGCAATTCTTATTCGCATCAGATGATACAGTTCTAAACCCTGATACTGCAAAACTTCGTAGTGTAGCTACGTTTAATTACAATGAAACTATACCCCCAATATCTCTAGGAACGACAATAGCATATGTCGATAACTCTGGTAAATTTAGCCGCTTCAATGAAATGGCAAATACAAATAGAGAAGGGGAACCCAGTGTCGTAGAAGTAAGTAAAGTTGTACCTACACTATTACCAAAAGACATAGACTTACTGACAAACTCTAGGGAAAACTCTATAATATTGTTAGGTAAAACAGGCTCAGATGATGTCTTTGGTTATAAATATTTCCAAGTATCTGAGCAAAGACAGCAGGCTGCATGGTTCAAATGGAAGTTTAATAATCCATTAATATATCATTTTATTATTAATGATGAGTATTTCTTTTTAGATAGCGACTACTATTTACAAAGTATTAAGCTGGTGCAGTCTGAAGATGACCCATCAACAGATATAAACAATGTCGACTTCTTATTACATGTGGATAATCATACTACTGTTAGCGGCGGCAATTTTGACTCAGCTACGAATCTGACTACCTTTTCTGGTGTCAGCTGGTTGAATACCGTTACATCACCTAACCATGAGTTAGTTGTAATTGATGAAGGTGGTACACCAGCTCCTACTAAAGACCAAGGTAGATACGGTAAATGCACAGTATCAGGTACAAGTTTTACTGTACCGGGTAACTGGCAAGGTGTCACGCTTACAATAGGTTATCTATACCCATATCAAGTTAAGTTTCCAACATTCTACCCAGTTAGACAGCAAGGTAATAATAGCAGAGCTGATGTTAATTCATCTCTTATTCTACATAGACTTAAGCTACACTTTGGTAAAATAGGATTGTACGAAACCAAGCTTGAACGTGTAGGTAAAAGTGATTATACAGAGGTGTATGAGTCAACGATCATGGATGGCTATGACGCATCAAGATCACCTTATTTAGAAGAACACATACAAACCGTACCTGTATACGAAAAGAACACAAACGTAGATGTAATCCTAACATCATCACACCCTGCCCCAGCTACACTTCGCTCTGTATCTTGGGAAGGTGACTTCTCACCCAAGTTTTATAAACGTGTCTAAATACATACACCCACTCACAACAGAGGCTGCTATAGAAGTGGCCTCTAACCTCCGTCCAGACGACCTTAGAGAGGTCAAAGAGGGTCATGGGATAGATCCTACCACCCTTCCATTTCTGATGACTCAGAACCCATCCTACGTGTATTTCACAGTGCCTGACGGCAAGACTGCTGGCATGGCCGGAGTAGGAGAAGACGGTGATATATGGATGCTTTGCACTCCTGATATACACCGATACCCGATTACATTTGCAAGAGAGGCCAAACGGTATGTCGATAGCCGTACTGAGCCACTACTTTGGAATATAGTCGATAGCAGAAACAAGGTACATTTAAAATTACTTAAGTTTCTAGGCTTCAAGTTTTTACGTAAGTTAAAACATGGGCCAAATAATATAACATTTATTGAATTTTGCCGTGTGCATAGACGCTAATGCAGGGCAGAGAGCAGCCGCTAGAGAAAGAGCTGCTCAGAAAGATGCAATCTTTGCCCAAGAAGGTCTCAAGTTTTTTAACAGAGAGACGACGCTAAAAAGATCACAAAACTTAAATATTCTTGGATACTCACGAGACCTTAGTGACGCTAGAGCCTCCGCACTAGCACAGATAGGTCAGGGTAGACAACAAGTAGAAGATGCTACTAGAGCCTATCTAACCTCAAAAGCCGTAAATGAGGGCGGTCGTAGTAGAAGATTTGGACTTAAAAATTATAAACAGCTTCTTTCAAAGAGACAAGAGGTTGATAGTGTAATAAATAATATATTAGGAAGAAACCTAGCCTACGTTCAAGAACAATCTAAACGTAAGTTCCAAGTCGCACAAGCTCAAGCAAGAGAAGCTCTTGGTATACCAGCTGCATATGGTGCACCTGTTATGCTACCTCCAACCAACAGACTTGGTGGTGCTCTAAGTCTTATTAGTAATGTAGTAGGTATAGCCTCTGGTATATCTAGCATTATGAACCCTCCCACTTCTGATATTAAACTAAAAGAAAATATAGAACAGGTTGGTGTATCACCTGATGGCCATAAGATATATGAATTTAACTATATAGGATTTAAAGACAGATGGCGTGGAGCTATGGCTCAAGATGTTGTCAAAATTAATCCTATGGCTGTAGAAATACATAACGGACACTTGACTGTAGACTATAGCAAAATAGACGTTAACATGGAGCTCGTATGACCTCATCATTTGGAAATATTATAGGTACACAACGGGATCAAATACCAAAACCCGTTATACCTAACTACGCTCAAACTGAGCCTAATCTCGAAGAAAAGGTCAATGAGCAAATTGAAAAAAATCAACAAGACCTTAGACAGTTTGGTGAAGAGCTTGCACAGATTGAAGAACTAAAGGCTAGAAACTTTTTTGATAATCTTTCTGGTCTTGAAACTTTAGTAACAAAAGTTGGTTCCTTTGTAGAGACTCGTGAAGCTAATCGTGAAGCTAGAGAAACTAGAAAGAGGTTTAGAGAGATATCAAAAGATACTCGAAAAACTGTTCTTGAATACAACGAAAGATTACAAGATGTTAACAAAGCTCAACAGGAAGCTATATTACGAGAACTTGCAAAAGAAGATAAAGTAGCATTTGAGTTACTTAAAGCTCAATACTTTCCTGACATACAAGATATAGATTTCAAAGAAACTAAGGATAGATTTACTTCTCTTAGCTCTTCTAGTTTCAATACTTATATTGAAGATAAAGCTTACTATAATCAAAATTTAGAGTCAGATGCTGAACTCATACTAGAAGATGGTATAGAATTAATACTTACTAACTTTTATGTTGAGTTAGCACGAAAAAATGTAGATATAAATAGTAGTCAGGTTCAGAGATATGTTAATAGAACTCTTCTACCTAGATTAATTAAGGAAAGAGAAGCCGCACTAAGAACTTGGAATACTGGTAGTGTAAATAGACTTAACACTAGAGTTAATCAAGATTTAACAGAAAGAATTGTTGATGCTTTTAATTCGTATGAAGAGGTTACAACAACTGATGCTTCTGGATTTTCTGTTACAGATATTGTTTATAATGGAGTGTTTGATGCAGCAGAAGGTGAGGGTGGCTTAATTGAACTAATCATGCTCAAAAAAGGTTACAAGACACCAGCGGAAGCTATGGCATATCTAATAAGTGTCTTACCTAATATTAAAGATCGCTTAGATCCCGGTGGAATAGAGTACTTTAAAAACACTGCTAAGTTTTATGACAAAACTTCTGGAAAAATAGTTGAAGGGTACGCTAACTCATCATTTGGTAGTCCCGGAGTTTTACAAAGTAATCTTAGTTATCTTGATAAAATTCAAGCAACTATAATTCAAAGCGATGACGAAGCATATTCTACCATTGTAAAAAAATATTCAAACCTAATTAGGGACTTTAGAGCGGCTAATAATAACAAAATTGAGTCCGCTCAACTAGCTGTATTTGAAGAACAATTTGTAAATGAACTGATTAGTTCGGGACTTCGTACAGATTTATATAGGCCCGCATTTTTTACCGGTGATGAAACATCAAGTCAAGGTAGTGAATCATACTCTAGTAAAGTAGGTGTTGCAAATGCTTTATCTGGTAAAGTTAATTATACAGCAGCATGGGAATCAAGA